AGGGGAAGCCTCCCTATGCGGCACACGCCAATTCGCGCGGGTGCGAGATGTACGCCGAAAAAGATTCAACTCGGTTAACAGCCGAGGCGGTTGACAGCGGGTCGAAGGATTCCGCACCGGTAGACGGCGACGGAGATCGGGGTTGAACAGTGGAGAATGAGAAGCCGGAGCATGGTTGCGTCTATCGATGGCGCTTGCAGGTTGGGCCGCTCGAGATCCGGAGGTGGACGAAGTGACAAAAGATCAAATACTGGCATTGGTACGAGCCCACTACGCTGGGGATGGGGAGCGGTGGAAGGCGATACTGCTTCAGGTTGCGGCTTCGATGAAGCACGAGCGCGACCAGGTGGAGTTGCAACGGCTGGCACACAGCAAGCTGTCGAATCTGTCCAGAGAAGCGAGTGAACGGCTGACGACGCTGCCGCATCGGGACCTGGACAGTTTGGTCTTCGATGAGGGTGTCAAGGCGACCCTAGAGGAACTCTGTTTGGAGCACGAGAACCGGTTCGAACTCGTCGCCGCCGGGCTGGCTCCACGTCGCCGCGTGCTGATACACGGTCCACCGGGCAACGGGAAGACGTCGCTGGCAGCGGCGTTTGCGGTTCGACTGGGGATGACAGGGTACGCGCTCTCGCTCCATTCCACGGTCGACTCGTACATGGGGTCCACCGGCAAGGCACTGGCAGACGCATGGGAGGTAACGCGTGACGAGCATCACCTACTATTGCTCGACGAGCTGGATGCGATTGCTGGGACACGAGGTTGGGGCGGCGTAAACGGGACCTCCGAGCGCGAGTACAACCTGATTGTAGCGACGATGCTCAAGCTGCTAGACGAACCGACGGGTGGGGTGATTGTTGCATCAACCAACCGGGTCGATGTAGTCGATCCAGCGATCCGACGCAGGTTCGATGTCGAGCTAGAGCTCGAGAGCCCATCCGAAGTCGGCATGATGGAGCTGGCCAAGCTGTTCGCCAAGAAACATGCGGTACCCGCTTGTATCGATGGAGCGCAGAGCTTCTGCGACGTAGAAAAGCTAATGCTTACGGCAGCACGCAGGAAGATGCTGTCTATCAAAGGAAAGGTGAAACCATGAAACAACCAACGACCGTGCACAAAGAGCTGATCAGCGAGGTTCGCGCGGAATTTTTTGGCTACGCGACGTCGGTCGTGACGGACCGAGCGGCGGCTGAAGCGGCGACAGCGATCATCGTCGCTCCGTCGCTCAAAACCTACGAGGTGCACTGGGTAGCGTCGCCAATGGCTGGGGCTTCGCTCTGGGACTCGCTCAGGGACTCGCTCGGTGCCTCGCTCAGGGCTTCGCTCTGGGACTCGCTCAGGGACTCGCTCTGGGACTCGCTCGGTGCCTCGCTCTGGGACTCGCTCATGTCCTCGCTCTGGAACTCGCTCATGTCCTCGCTCTGGAACTCGCTCAGGTCCTCGCTCTGGAACTCGCTCAGGTCCTCGCTCGGTGCCTCGCTCGGTGCCTCGCTCAGGGACTCGCTCAGGTCCTCGCTCAGTGACGAGCTCAGTTCCTCGCTCAGTGACGAGCTCAGGTCCTCGCTCTGGAACTCGCTCTGGGACTCGCTCTGGGACTCCGGATGGGTCGCGTATTGGACGTGTGCGGTACGCCTCACAAGTCACACGGGTCCCGACGTGGAGCGACTGCACGCATTCGCCGACCTCGCGCGGCATGCGTTCGCGCTGTGGGTCCTGCCGGGTCACGTGATCATCTGCGAAAAGCCGACCGCTGTCGAAGTGCGGGACGGGAAACTGAGCGACATTCAGTGGGGGGGCGGAGAGCAATGAAACAACCCACAACGACCGTACACGACGAGCTTTCGAAACTGGTTCCGGTCCTGACCGAGACCGCACGCCGGCAGGACCCAGAACGGGCAACGGCATGCGACTGCGTGCATTGGGACGGCGAGTCGTGTCGCCCAACCGTCGCGGCTAACATGTACAAGACCGATCGGTACTACATAGTGGCTTACGATACGTGCCCGACTGAATGCGACTGCTACCAGCCAAGGAACGTGACATGAGCGACGGCATCAACGATCTGAAGCGGAATACCGGTGCGGCGCTCGACCCCGAGAGAAGGCTGCGCGCATTCTGCCCGCACTGCGGGCTCAACCCGAGCGTGGACGAAGACGGGTGCTGCGACCACTGCGGCTCGGACGCCGTTGGCGCTGGCGTCGATGCTTTGGCCGAGATTCTGCGCACTCCAGTTGCGTGCAAGCTGCTCGCTGAGCTCCACTGCCCGTGTTGCCGTACTGAGCTGTTCGTCGTGCAAGACACTGATGGTACGATCAGCGTCGTAGGCCAGCCGGGCGCGGTGCCCAAGCGGGGCGATGCGGGCGATGCACATGAGCTAGTCCCCGTCTACGTTGCTCACCCGCTCGGTGAAGGCCAAGCGCGCGACGCGAATCGTGCGCGGGCTAGTTTCTGGGTTGCGTGGCTGTCAGAGCGCTACTTCGTTGCCCCGGTTTGCACGTGGATCACGCTTGCAGAGTTGTGGGACGAGTCACGCCGTGACATGGGGCTCGAGATCGATCGTGCGCTGGTCGAGCTGGTAGGAACGGTCGTGCTCTGCGGAGACCACGTGTCGCCCGGAATGCGACTCGAGGCTCAGTGGGGTGAAAGGGTCATTGATCTGACCGAGTACCACCACGAGCTCCCGACAGCGATCCACAGCCGTAGCGCAGCCAGCATCGACAAGCTGATGAGCGACGCTGGGATTCGGAGGCGGCATGACTGACAGCCAACGCGCGAGGTTCTGGATCGTGCTCGGTGAACTTCTGGCCGCGATGCCAGACATCGGCGGTCACGACATGCAGCCGCTCTACGACGCGGTCAACGCGGAGCTCGACAAGTACGTTTTAGCGACCGATGATGTAAACGACGAGGTGGCCCATGTATGACCCCTTCGGACTGGTGATCACAACGCTTGTGGTGATCGTTGTGACGACGCTCGTGGCTACATGGATCGAGGCGATGAGCGATGGCTGAGCTGTGGCGGCGCATTCGCTTTGCCTTCTGGGCCGCGGTCTACGCCCGCACCGGCCGGCTGCGCGCTGTCAAGGGCATGTCGGAAGCGACAGACTGGGGTGGCGATGGCTGAGCTGCCTCTGAACGTGGACCTGCTGCTGGCGCGACTGCGCCGGAAGATCAAAGAGATCCAAGACGATGATCCTCAGGGCGCAAATGCGCTCCGGGCCTTCCTTCGTGACGAGCTAGCGTACAACCACAAGGGGAGGTCGCTAAACGCCGCATTGCACAAAAGGAAGGCGGTCTACTCGGTAGTGGCCAGGGTTGCGCTAGAGACGGGCATAGAGCCTGAAGAGGCATTGGGGAACAGACGCAGCGCCTCCGTGTCCAGAACACGCCACCTTGCAATGGCGGTTTGCTCCCAACGTTTCGGCTGGAGCAAACTGGAAACGGCTCAAGCATTCGGCGTCGATCGCAGCACAGTGGTCTATGCCCTCAGAAGGATAGAAAAGGATCCGTTGCTACCGCAGCTAGTCAAGCTGTTTGGCCATGATCACCACCGAGCAACTAGCTGCACATAAGCTCTGGGTCGATGGCCATGGTGGCGTCAGGCTCGACCTTCAAGGCGCCAAGCTCCAAGGCGCCGACCTCACTGGCGCCAACCTGCGAGGCGCCAGCCTCACTTGCGCCGACCTCACTAGCGCCGACCTCACTAGCGCCAGCCTTCGAGGCGCCAGCCTCCAGGACGCCAAGCTCAAGGGCGCCAGCCTGCTAGGAGCCAGCCTGCCAGGCGCCAACCTTCGAGGCGCCAGCCTCCAGGACGCCGACCTCACTGGCGCCGACCTCGCTTGCGCCAACCTGCTAGGCGCCAACCTCGCTTGCGCCAACCTGCTAGGCGCCAACCTTCGAGGCGCCGACCTCACTGGCGCCGACCTCACTGGCGCCGACCTTCGATTAGCCAACCTCACTGGCGCCAACCTCACTTGCGCCAACCTGCTAGGCGCCAACCTTCGAGGCGCCTTCCTCACTGGCGCCACTGTTTCAAGCCTGGAGCAGCTGTTTCAGGCCGACCTCGACGCTGGCCTGGTTTTCGGCAACCTGGCCAACGTAGTCATTGTTGACTAGCAACCATTGCCCCCGTGGGTCAGCAGCATACCACGGGGGCGTTTCTTTGTGTGTGAAGATTTCATGGAGATTTCGTGCAGGTTCTCCACAAGCGCATTGTCATTTGTGCAAGTTGCGTGCAGATGACGAATTTTCTTGACAGGCATGTAGCCCCCAATCTATCTGATCTACCTGACAGGTGGTTCCGCCTGGGGCCTGCCCAGGTGGGAGCACCTAAGAGGTTGGTACGTTGTGGATCTGGTCTTGCTGGAATCTCGCAGCGAGCTGTCAGGCCCCTCCCTTCTGAAGTGGGATGGACTGACAGACGGATGGAGCTGAAAGCTTAGAGCTCCGCACAAGCATGCATTCTCCAAGCAGAGATCCGTCTTGACCCTGCCGGCCCAACGACCTGGGCTTTTGGCTGTTGACAGCAGGGCTCTACGGCTGTAGAGTCTCTGCGTGAAGGTTGCTCTCGTCAGTCACGTGACGCGAGGCGGATGGCATTCGGTGCTACCGCTGGCTATCGAGCGTGCGATAGGGCGCACTGGCGCCGACGTTGACCTGCGCCTGTTCTACCCGACCACCGGGATCATTTGCCAAACAGACGTAAAGGCATCCAGGTTCGCCAGGGGCGAAGCCTGGAAGCTGGTGAGCGAGTTTCGGCCAGACGTCGTGTTGGTGGACCATTTTTGGCTACCCATCCAGAACGAGATGGTTGTTGAGGGGTGGCCAAAGGATGTTCCTGTTTGGCTGCTTGTTAGGGTGGCCCCCTACAACTGGCTCGATGGCTCTAGTGTGCGAAAGTTCAATAGGAAGGCGTTCAGCCGGATCATCTCGATCGAGCCACCGAACCAGTTCGGCCTGAATGAGTCAATCGAGCCTGTAGTAGTGTGCAACAGAGACGAGCTGCTACCCAAGAGCTCACATGGTCTCACTGCGCCTTTTTCGATTGTTGTGCACAGAGGCATGCCGGGTGAGCAGGCCTGGCTCAGAAGGAACTGCTGCACCTACTCTACAAAGCTGATTCTTGGTGAGATGCCAGCGGCTCCGCACTTCCTTTCAGGAGACGAGCTGGTGGGCGGCATGGGGTATGGGTTCACCTGGGAGACCCGTTGGCTCGGAGTGTCCAGCAAGACTAAACAGTTCAGGTTCGAACGCGGGAACGAGCCGTTCGAGGTTCGCGAACAGACGAGATGCCACAAGATGCGAGCCAACGGTGCCGACATGCTTGTGGAAAGGTTGCTTGCCGGATGACGCATCGCAGCACTCTGCTGGAAAAGCACGAAAGAATACAGGACGGTCAGCCGGTGTTGTCCAGGATCACTCGTCCAGTGCCATCCGGGCGACTCGTGATGTCCTTCGTGCTTCCGCTGGAAGTGTGCAAGTCGCAGGACATCAACCGCCACAGGAAAGGATGGGCGCTGTCACGTGATCGTTCGACCATACTGGAGAAGTACTTGCGTCCACAGTGGTTCGATCGAAGAGGTCAGCTGGGTAACCACGACGTTCAGCTCCCTCTTGCTGGGCGTCCACAGGTGCTGTGCGTCCGATACTCGAGTGTTGAGCCGGACGCCTTGGCAAACTGGGGCAAACAGGTAGTCGACTGCTTGCAGCCGTCTAGGTTCAGGGCCGGCAAGGTCTATCTGGGGCTCGGTATCATCAGAAACGACCGACCGAAGGACTGTGAGGTGGTCGAATGGTGGGAGCCGGCCTCTGCCAAACGTGGATTTTGCGTGTTCGAGGTGTGGACCGGTGAAGGCAGAACTTGAGAACCCATGCGATGGAGACGGAAACGTCGTGGCGTGTGAACGCTGTGGCGCGACGGCGCGGCATCGTCGACAGACTAGGACTAGAGCATTGCGTGGTGTGTCATGGCTGATGACTCGTTCGGGACCTGTGCTGCCATTGGCACTAGACCAAAACGAGATCTTGTGCGAGGAGTGCATCAAGAGCACAGGTGCGCTTCGGACCGGTCCAGAGGAGCTGGATGTTCTGGGAGCGGAGGCAGACTGGCTATGAAGGCTGTTGTTCGCCTCATGCATGCCGAGCCTTCGAGTGAAGGGGCATGGGTAGGGCGCGTGTTCATCGATAACCGGGGACCGGTGGCAGTTAGGGTTCCAGATGCCGGCCTTGCGGCGATCAGGCGAAGCACCGGCAAAGACCCGACCTTGGCTGGAGTGGCCAAGATGTACAGGGAATGGCTAAACGCTTCCTTCTCGCTGTACCCCGACTTCTGGAGAGGTGTGCTTAACAGCAAGGTAACAACGTTCGTGTGCAGCTGTACGCGCAAGAGGTGCCACGGAAAGGTGTTGCTAGGGTTCCTGAAGGAGCACGGAGCATGTTTGCAGAAAACCTGAAGAGACTCATGGAGGAGCGCAACATGTCAGTGCGCGACCTGGTGAGGCGAACGTCCAAAACTCCTCCTCGCCGACGCGGGTGCTCGAACGGGCTTGCGGAATCGACGGTCTACAAGCTGCTCAGGTCAGACCGCGGAAGCGACGTTTCTCACAGGGTGGTGTCGGCACTTGCCGATGCCTTGGGCGTAGAACAGAGTGAGCTCTTCCAGGAATAGCGCGGATGCGAGTGGAGCTCGTACAGAACGAGGCGCGCCTGCTCTGGAGACAACAGGATGCGCCTTCTTCTGGGAAACGGAATGCCAACAGCTTCAATTGCGCGGCGCACACGATAGGACGTTGTGCGAGCGAAAAGAGCAAGGTCACGTGGGCGCATGTGCCCATCTGGAGTAACGAACGTAGGGCGACCTGGTCGCCCCAGTAGGTCAACAAAGGAGCCGCGAAGTGAAACAACCCGCATTGTTCGAAGGTGAAGCAGATCAGACGGATACGCAAAAGGAAAAGAGGGGTCCGGGCAAGACCCCAGAAGAGCTTGTGGCCTTACGACAGTGCATGAGGGTGCTGAGCAGCCTAGCGCCACACAAGCAGGCTGCCGTAGTTCAGTTCTTGTCGACGTCCCATGGGCTAGGCAAAGACTGGTGAAAAAAGACTGGCTGGCTCAGGCGGAAAGCGACGAGAAGGCCATAGAGAAGGCCGAGGCAAAGAAGCGTCGACAGATCATTGAACGCATCGAAGATGAGCTTCTTGACGAGTCGGCCAGGGTTGTTGCTGGAGCCATGGCATTCGCCTCGATCGGGGACGACCCAGAGGAGGCAAGGCAACAGCTGATCGAGCGGTACGGAGAGAAAGACGGCGAGGAGCGCTTCCGCCTGGCCCAGTACGGTCAAATGTCAGTGAAAACAGCGCCAATTGGCATCACGGTGGCAAGGGACGTGGTGAGGGGTGTCCTGGGGGCAAAAGCTAGGAGGGAGGTGGTTTCTGAGACGAACTTGAACCTCGAGATCGTTACAGTCAAGATTGAACCCAGGTCTTACGATGTCATCGACGTTACAGAACAATCAAGAAAGTAGGGAAGGACGTGCTGTTCGTTCCATGGCTACCGGAGAGACCGGGAAGATCGCCATGGCCAACGGCCGGCTTGTCGTTGTGATGGACAACGGTCGAGAGACCTGGCCCTACTACCAGCAGGACTGGAGAGACCTGGAGGTCAGCTCGAAGCGGGTCCAGCCCATGCAACGCGCTCGGGTCATGTACGAGGTGGACCGGATGCTGCTCGATGCCCTGACGGGTGGGTTTGGCAGCACGAAGCCGTGGGACACTGTCCGTGACCAGGAACGGGTGAAGTGGCGCAGTAGTCCAACTGCGCACGAAGGGACGAAACAGAAGGAACGTCAGGCCGTACTGGACGCCGTGCGAGAGGTTCTCCGTCATGAGGAAGATCCAGAAGACCATCGCTAGAGCCGCAGCACATGGCCGCTCCGAGTTCGACAGGAATCTGCTCGAGCTGTGCCTGGAGATGCGTGATGCTATCAATAGCCATCGGTATCCAGAGATACCAGAGATACCAGAGATACCAGAGTTCAACACGGAGCAGTACATCGACCCAAGAACGACCAGTGTGTACCACGTGGGGACCGCGTGGTGGATGTATCACACTGTGAAGGAAGCCATTGACGCAATCAACGCGGCCCCGGTGGCACCATCGTCCAACGATAGGCGCATGGTGCTGATTTGGCCTGGCTTCTACGAGTCACACGAGACGGTGGATGTTCCAGGAGACGTGGTGGTTCAAGGAATGTCGAAGCGCGCAGCGACCCTGTATAACCCAACGTCTGACATGTTTCGATGCGTCGGTGAGCGCGTGTACTTCTTCGAGCTGTGCATGCGTGGTTCGTTGAACGAGGACATCTTCTTGATAGACTGTAACGGAAAGTCGGATGTTCGCCTTGATCGCGTAGACATGGTTGGGACAAGCGGAGTAAACACTCAGAAGTTTCTGAAACAATCGGGAAACACATGGAACACGCTGATCATTGAGAACCTGGTGATATCATCAGCAGCTACCAGTGGAAGCATGATCAGCCTCGCAAACACGTCTGGTGCGTCCAGGAACGTAGGCGTGCAGATGACCAATGTCCGGTCCGACATGTGGCAGCTGAGCGCAGCCGGACGGTTTCTTGACCTGTTGGACTGCCAAGACATTGACCTGCGCAATTGCCACATTCGTGGGAATGGAACGCATTGTACTGGCGTGCGGTTTCAGCGCGCAGGCGGGTCGTCCGGAACGCCGTACATGGGAGTTCAGACGACGCGGTTCACGTGTGCGGTGGCACTAGAGACAACCGCGAACACGTCAGTGACATTGTTCAACACCTACGCGAAGCCTATCAGTGGAGCAGGAAGCGTAACCAGCTACAACAGCACGACTGCCTGATGAGCGCGATCTACACCCCGTCCGAGTGGCAGAGCGAGTTCCACTCACTGCGCACCCACGAGGCGCTGGGGGCTGGCTCGGCTGGTCCAGGAAAGACCACCTGCCTGAGGTTCGAGTTCCTCGAGCAGCTCTTCACGGAGGACCGCCGGGCTCGGCTTTCCGGAGACGAACCAGAGCGTATCGAGCCGATGACATCGAAGGGATGGTGGCTCTACCTTCGGCGGACCAACGGGATGCTGGAGCAGGAGCTAGAGCGGACGCACCAGGCGTTTAGTCAGCTCTGCCCGAAGCTGAAGATCAGAAACGATCCGTCTGGCGGGCGCACATACGTCTTCCCACCAAGTGGGTACCGGTACCAGCTAGGGGCCTGCTGTGACATCGGCGACTACCAGAAGTTCATGTCGAACGAGTACACGGGGGTTGCGTTCGACGAGGCAGTGCAGTTCGACCACGAGCAGTACGACCAGATCACCTCGCGCGTAAGGACCGCAGACCAAGTGCTCGTTGGCATGCTCAAGCGGCGTGCCATGTCGAACCCTATGATGGAGCTCGACTCGAGTTCAAGCTTCATCGTGAGGGAGCCAGACTGGGTGCGGCGCCGGTTCGTGGATCCAGCTCCCGAAGGACGACGGATACTGACTCGCTGGATCGAGATGGACGACGGCGAGCGTCTGCCATGGACATCGATTTACCTGCCGGCTCGCCTCTCGGACAACCCAGACGCGATGTTCCGTCGGGACTACGAGCTAACCCTCAAGACCAAGCCGAAGCACATCTGTGAGGCGCTGCTGCGCGGAGACTGGTACGTTTCCGTTGGTGGCTACTACTCTGACACGTTCGATCCAGCGGTGCATGTCGTTCGTCCGTTCCGGATACCAAAGTCCTGGGGCCGGTTCAGGTCGATGGACTGGGGGTACAAGACCTTCGGTGCCGTGCTCTGGTGGGCCGTGGATGCCGAGGACAACTGGATCATCGAGCGCGAGTTCACCTTCAAGGGCCTGAAGGCAGATGAGGCAGCCCGTGAGGTGAAGGCTATCGAGATCGAGATGGGATTGTGGGATGGCCGTCTCGACCGCAGCACGATCACGGGCCCGGCTGACACCCAGCTCTGGGAGGAGCGGGGGGACGTAGGGAAGACCAAGGGTGAGATTTTCGAGGAAGCCGGAGTTCCATGGACGAAGTGTGACAAGAACCAGCAGAACGCTGGAGAGGCGATTTCCGGCAAACTGAAGGATCGTCGTGGCGGTGTTCCCGGGCTAGTGATCTTTGAGTCATGCACGCGAACGATCATGGACATGAAGTTGGTGCGGTGCGACATGAGGAACCCAAACAAGCCCGCCGACTCAGGCGTGCTGCATTGGCACGACGCCGTCATGTACGGAGCGAACTACGCTTCGCGTGGGGTAATCTCGCCGTTCGACGACGAGAGGGACGAAGAGCCCAAAAGGACAGTGAGTCGTGGACGAACAGGGTTTGGATGGTGAGAAAATGAAGCAACACGAATACGACCCCACCGA